GCCCATAATAACTAACCCCTCCCGCATATCCCGGCAGATGCTCCAAGTATTCCGGGTCTTGATGGACACTGATTGGATCTAATTCATCATACATGGCAGAAATCTGATAGTCTCCATTGCAAGGCCAATCCCACATTGAGAACCATCGGCTAGCATCTGGTGGGAAGGTACATCTTGAAGGATAGCCATCTAAACTTTTGACTTGCTTGGCTCTCCTCCTGGCATTCACATACAGTGCTGGTTGGGGTAGCTTCAGCCTTAGAATCCTCTGAATGTCTTTTATGTTGACCTGCTTAGGCCTCAGTGATGAAAACACATTCATTCCCAACATGGTCACTTGATCATCACTCATGTTCCAATTGATACAGGCTGAGAGACCCCTGAAAGAGCTACACCCACGAAGGTCTCGTATCGGCAACATAATTTCTCTCATTAAATCTATACAAGTATACTCATCTCTATCATCACTATCTGTCGGGTTGACAGCATTCAGCATTAGTGAGCATGCTGCTAGGAGGCCTTTTTTGTTTCTAAATGTGATCTCTGATATACTTGCCGGTATTAAGTTTCTAGTATAAAATTCAATAATCCCTTCCACAAACTGTTGACAACTGTTGGTCAACCTGTCACTCTCATCACAGACCCAGTCAATGTTGTCCCTGAACCTGTGGTCTTTCACACTTTTAGCAATAACCAGAGACAACACTGAGCTATGGCCAAATTCACTAGCAATGTTCAACAGCTCATCTCTGTCTCCCCATGAGGCTTCAATCCTTCCTGCCAACTGTGATCTTTGCACACTGTTTAGCATGGACATGTTTATGCCTGAAATCGCAGACATTGCCTCGCTGTCCACTGCAAAGTCCGGGGCTTTAACTAACTGATTAATCTCACGTTCATTTAACATCCCAAAGTCTTTATTCACAGTTTTATAGTTAGCTGCTAACTCAAAGAAACCTCTAGGTCTCCTAATGCCTGGATAAATAATCTGGTAAAGCTTGCTAAAACATAAGGTGCTACGCATTTTTCTTATTTCCAATGCCGGCCTGAGCCTCATCTCTGTGCATAATGAACACAGGGCTCTGTTTACCTTCAATGTACCACCAGGCTTTTTGTATTCACTATTTATATAATTCATGTTTAAATAGTTCCCTACCGTAGCTTTTATCACTCCTCTACATGAAAGAAGTGTCTCAATCGGGTACTTCACTGTGCCAACTTTAATTTTGAGTCTAGGTGACTTGCTAGTGACTGTGGCTCTCATGCTTATCCAGCCTGGTTGACAAATACCGTAGCTTATTGGATAGCCCTTATCACTGTTTTTCAACACAGACCACTTATTGCCTTCCGAAACTAGAGCCATGCTAACTGACTGAATCCTCGTCATTGGGAAGCTGAATTCTGTCATGTAGTTTCTCATATACATGGATAAGAATTGGTTTGATTTTGGAGTGAAGTGGAACTCTTTAGCTGTATCACATTCTAAGGAGATGATGCTCCGATCAAACACTTTCATGAGCAAGTAAGTGCCGTTCACATGTATTAGTAGGCTGCCCTCTCCTACCCATATACCGCCTGATTTATACTGTGGTTTCAGCCAGATCCCCCAATAAGGCTGGTCCCTCATATCTAATTCCTCGCCTATCTTTGCTATGTCAATGTGCAACATCTGTAACATGTCAGGCTCCAAACCAGTATCATCAAACAATCTGTCTTCAAAATATTCATCTGTCAGCCCGTATCCCAGTGACTGTATGTCTTTAACCAGCCTTCTGGTCCAAACTCTTTCCATGTTTTCCCTAGCTTTTGGTGAGACATGAAGACCACCTATTCCCAATGTCATTAAATTGGACAATCTGGCCTCTGAAAACTTGATTTCAAACCCGTGTAAGCTATTGCTGCTTATAAATGATATCAGGCTTGGATAGTCTGTGATTTCTCTGCAATTGCTTGCTGTTCTCCCTACAAAGTAGTAAAGCCTCTTGTCAACACCTGAGATTCTCTTGGCGATTTTAGAATATTGTTGGGCAGTCAGATCATCAGGCTCCAGCCCACACTCTCTAACCTTGTTGTCTACGTACCTAACCTCAGTCATGGGGTCTTTGTTCATTCTAAAAAGCTTTGCATATTGCGGTTCATGTTTACAAACTACCACAAAATCACTATTCACTCTCTTTGATAGAGCTCCTAATGGATAACGAAATGAAACTACCAATGGCTTAACTGTACAGTGTCTACTTTGTTTGGTTATCACAAATCTACTTTCATTGCCCCTTACCCAGTCCATATACTCAGGGTTTATCTTCTTGTACATTGTCAACAGGGGACCCAGGTCAGTGGCTTTTATACCAGCAAGATAATCTTCATTTTGCAGACATGACATTAGCTCACTAATCTGAACAGACAAAGACTCATTTGTTTTTAACACCCTGTGTCTGAATGCACCATATATTCTGGAGATTCTTCTAGAGTCTGGTTCTGATACCATACTTGAATAAAACTTAGGCTCTCGTAGCTTTGCCTCTATCCATAGCTTGAAATGCTTCATGCTGTTTGGCTTGCAGTTCTTCAGATAAAAACTCTCAGAAATGTCACCTCTTAGCTTTGCATTTTCTGCAATTTCCCTTAACCTGGGATTTAGCCTAGCCCCCATATCCCACTGCAAGGTAATTTTGAGCTCTTCTAGATTGATTAGCTCTTTTTCAATGAGTATGGTCGCCACCTTGCCCATGTAATCTTTATTGTATAGTAGGTGCCTAATCAGCTCGCTGTCTGACTGTGCCATCATGAGATCAATTGGTGTCGGGTCATAGTCACCACCAAAGCCGTAATACAAGTCCTTTGTGACCGGCTTTGAGTAAAAAGCCCTGATGAATCTAGACATTAACCTTTGAGCCAAATAGGCC